CAGAAGAAAAGAAAAGAGCTCGCACATGGTGGAAGACCTTCAGGTGGCTGGACTAACTAGTGTCTAAAAAACAGAAAGAAAAGACACCATTAAAAGCTAGTTATAATTTGGGAGAAATAACACTTCCAAAACCCGAAAAATATATAGGAAAATTTATTAAAGCTGAAGTAGACGGTAAAAAACTTTCTAATCCAAGCTACGTGAAATATTATAAAGATATAGTTTAATGGATCCATTAGCGATCGTTGCAAAACTACAAAACATTGTAAGAGATAATCTTCAACGTATTGGGGACACTATGATTAGTGGTGGTGTTGACAACATGGAGAAATATCAATATATGTTAGGACAGGCACGTACATATCAGTACTTGCTTCAGGAAATCTCTAACCTGCTAAAAGCAAAGGAGCAAAAAGAAGATGAAGGAAACGTTATCGATCTTGGAAAAGGAAGTCCCAAAGCATAAAAATGCTTTGGAAGAAAAATATCAAAACGTCAAAGAAAAAGAACCTTTAAATCCAGACAATATTCAAAAATCTCAACTCCCCACTCCTAGTGGTTGGAGACTATTGGTGCTGCCTTTTACACCTCGAGAAAAAACTAAAGGCGGGATTCTTATTGCACAGGAATCTTTAGAAAAATTACGCATCGCTACTAATTGTGGCTATGTGCTTAAAATGGGGCCGTTGGCTTATCATGACCATGATAAATTTCCAACAGGTCCGTGGTGCAAGACCGGAGATTGGATAATCTTTGCCCGTTATGCGGGATCAAGACTACCGATCGAAGGTGGTGAAGTGCGCATCTTGAACGATGACGAAGTTCTAGGAACGATTAAAGATCCTGAATCCGTGCTTCATCATAATTAATCATAGGAGGAACTATGCCAAAAGACGAAAAAACAATTGATATCGATACATCCGGACCGGGTGTAGATATTGAATTGCCAGAAGACAAAGAAAAGGAGTTAGAAAATGAAGCTACTAAAGACAGTGCTAAGCCCGCTGACACACCTGAGAAATCTAGTGAGCAGTTGGATGTTCGAGATGACTCGGACAGTAAAGACTCGGAACCAAAGAAGGAAGAAAAAGTAGAAGAGAAAAAAGAAGAAGAGAAACCAGAAGAAAAGAAACCAGAAGAAAAGAAAGAATTAGAAGAATATAGTGAAGGGGTTAAAAAAAGAATTGCGAAGCTAACCAAGAAATGGCGTGAAGCGGAAAGACAAAGAGAAGCCGCTTTAGATTATGCCAAAGGGGTTCAAGCTGAGCATTCTCAGTTAAGAACTCGATTTTCAAGACTAGAGCCTGATTATGTTAAGGCGCTTGAAAGTAGAGTCGTATCTGGAATCGATGCGGCTAAGGCCAAACTTCACACGGCAAGAGAAGCAAACGATATTAATGCTGAAGTTGAAGCACAAAAAGCTATTGCTCAACTCGGTATTGAAGAAGCGCGGTTGAATGCTTTAAAAGAACAGCAATCACGAGCTAAAGAAAGAGAAATAAAAACTCCCTCTTTAGATCAAGCGATTGCACCTCAACCCGTAGACCCTAAAGCAGAAGCATGGGCGGAAAATAATGAATGGTTTGGAAAAGACAACGCCATGACTTATTCCGCTTTTGATTTGCACAAGAAACTAACCGAGGATGAAGGGTTTGACCCTAAATCCGATGAATATTATGTTGAAGTTGATAAACGAATGCGTCTTGACTTTCCACATAAATTTGTTAATACTAAGTCTCAGGAATCGACTAAACCTACACAAACAGTAGCATCCGCTACGCGAAGTGTAAAACCAGGTCGCAAAATAGTGAGACTCACATCGTCTCAAGTAGCAATTGCTAAAAAATTAGGTGTGCCACTTGAAGAATATGCGAAACAACTAAGAATCACGAAGGAGGCATAAGCATATGACCAACGAAAAAATAAAAACTTCCCGTGCGAGCCAGAGTAGAGAACAAACGAAACGTAGAACTACATGGACTCCACCATCATCTTTAGATGCACCCCCTGCGCCTGCAGGATTTCACCACAGGTGGATAAGATCCGAAACTATGGGTTTTGATGATACAAAAAACATGGCCGGAAAAATAAGATCGGGTTATGAATTAGTGAGAGCTGATGAATATCCAGAATCTGCATATCCAACGGTGAATGAAGGCAAATACAAAGGGGTAATCGGAGTTGGTGGCCTTTTGCTGTCAAGGATACCCGACGAGCTCGTTAAAGCGCGCGATGAGTATTTTAGAAAAATGACTCAGGATAAAGACGACGCGATTGAAAGCGATCTCTTGAAGGATCAGCACCCAAGTATGCCAATCAATGCTGAGAGGCAGACTCGTGTAACCTTCGGTGGTACTAAGAAAGACTAATTTATTAGCGATTCTTACCCAACGAAATTTTATTAACTAAGGAGACAATATGGCAAATCAAGACGCAGCTTTTGGTTTCAGACCTACAAGATCACTTGTGGGTGGACAAATCAGAACTGAAGAACATAAAATAGCCGCAAACTACAATACAGCAATTTATACTGGACAAGTAGTTACAGCGGTTACAGCTGGTGGGATCACAGCAGCAGCAGCCGCAGACGTCCAACAAATTGGCGTTTTCGGAGGCGTGTTTTACACTGATCCTACTACTAGCAAGCCAACTTGGAAAGCTTATTATCCAGCAAGCACTAATGCTTCTGATCTTAAAGCGACCGTTTACACCGACCCTTACATTATATTTGAAGCCCAACATGATGGTACTGGAACAGCAGCCCTGAATTATGCAGCAATGGATTTTACAGGTGTAGCTGGAAGTACTATCACGGGTCAATCAACTTCGGAATTAGATACTGATACGAACGCGACTGACAATGGTTTCAAACAGATCGGAATCTCTCATGATCCCGATAACAGCGATACGAGTGCAGCTACCTGTAACGCGTATTGTGTATTTAATGTCGGTGAACATGTGTTTAAAGTAGACACAGCATTAGCATAATAGGAGCATAAAACATGGCAATATCACGATCACAGCTAGTCAAAGAACTAGAACCAGGTTTGAATGCACTATTCGGCTTGGAGTACAAAAACTACGCTAACGAACATGCAGAAATTTTCAGTTCAGAAAATTCAGACAGAGCTTTTGAAGAAGAAGTTATGTTATCTGGATTTGGAAATGCTTCTGTAAAACCTGAAGGTTCAAGTGTCAACTACGACGCGGCACAAGAAACTTTCACGTCTCGTTACACGCATGAAACGCTTGCTTTAGCGTTTTCAATCACTGAAGAAGCGATTGAAGATAACTTGTATGACAGACTTGCGTCTAGATATACAAAAGCATTAGCTAGATCTATGGCTAATTCTAAACAAGTTAAAGCAGCAAATGTTCTTAATAGAGCGTTTAACAGTTCATACACTGGCGGAGATGGTTTAGAACTTTGTTCACTAGCACACGTAATTGTTGCTGGTACCGAACAAAATGAACTAACTACTGCAGCAGACTTAAACGAAACTTCATTAGAGCAAGCAATGATTGACATTGCTGCGCTAACTGATGAAAGAGGTTTAAAAATTGCAGCTCAAGGAAGAAAAATGGTTGTTCCTTCGGCGCTTCAATTTACTGCTGAAAGATTATTAAAATCTGTCGGTAGAACTGGAACAGCTGATAATGACATCAGTGCTGTTGTATCTATGAATGTGATTCCACAAGGTTATGTGGTTAATCACTATTTAACAGATACTGACGCATGGTTCATTAAAACAGATGTTCCTAATGGACTAAAACACTTTGTTAGAGCACCAATCAAAACCGCTATGGAAGGCGATTTTGATACTGGTAATGTTAGATACAAAGCTCGAGAAAGATACAGCTTCGGCTGGTCTGACTGGAGAGGTATCTTCGGATCACCAGGTGCGTAATAGCAACTAAAACAAATTAATGAGGCGGCCTCAAAACCGCCTCATTTCGACTATAAAGTAAGAAATTAACTATGAAAAACTTCCGAGTACAGATTCGATATCATGGCTATTATGCTGATTTTACAGTTAAGTCTGAAGATACAGCTATAGGCATTGAAAAATCTATCCTTGACAAACTAGGAAAAAATGAGGTAAAGTTCGAGAAAGATGGATTTACTAGTAAAACTGGTAAATGGATAACCTATGAGGAGGTTACAAATGACCGAAGACCTATACACTACGAAACGGTCCTTGGAGTTAGAATGGCAACAGGAACACCTGAAGTCAGGGAAGCATAATATTCGAATGATTGAAATTAATAGAAAAATCCAGGATATTATTAAAGAGATCGTTGCTCGTGAATTTGAAGAAGCTACTCGTACGACAAAAATAAACGAGGCCAAGGCCGAAGTTTCGATAGCCACTTAAGCGCTGTCAAAAATCAATTTTTTCCTAAGGATACCTTGCGCTATACTAAAAAATAAAGTATAGAAAAATTACTATACAATTAATTTAGAACGTAGACGCAGTATAGTCGACGGCCTAGAGACTACGTTCAGAAACTAGGAGGATATTAATATGGCAAACACAACGTTTAAGGGAACGGTAAGAGCAGAATCTGGTCTTAAAGTTACCACACAAGCAGCTTCAACTGGTGTATACACTGATGATTTTTCAGTCGATTCAGCAGGTATTCTAACAAGAAGAATGCCAGCAATTCTTGTAGATTGGGACTACATTTCATGTCCAGCTCCAATTGTTTCAAATATTGCAGGTGAAGCAGGAGCTCATGGAGTATTAGCAACTGGTGAATTATTCAGTATGCTTTTTCCAAATACAACTGGTCAAGTGTGTCCAGCACAATGTAGTGTTGTGGGTGCACATACAGTCGCTGCAAGTGGCTTTATGGTAGAAGGTACAATTCCAGCAACAGATACAAACAGCACAGTAGCAGGTTTAAATCTTCAAGGTGATGCTGCAACTGCAGACAACACAGGTCTTGAAATTGTATTCGGTGGTACACAATTTGGTGGATATGGTGCATGTACAATTGGTACTCATGCAATGACTTTTGACGCAACATTTCACAGTGA